CAGTTCCATCTTCATCGAGATAAAGCATGATACCATCTATTGTGTCCGTTGCATCTGCCACTTGTATCTTATAGTTTGATGTGTTTGTAACACTTACGATAAATTTGTAAACAGCACCTGTTCCAGTAGCCGCCGGAAGTGTCAGTGTCAATGCCGCGTTACCACCAACTTCACCAAGTAGTAAAGTTCTGCCGGCGTGTTCAACTATTGTTACTGCGTCCGTTGACACGAACGTGTGTATGGCTGGCAGGAATGATCCTGTCAATGTAAGTTGAGTTTCGTCGTCTAATTTAACAACACCTGTACCTTGTGTAGTAATATCCAAGTCAGCATCTGAAGTGTCACTCTGTAAGAAGTTTGCTCTGACAGTTGTGGCCTCCATCAATGTGAAGTTGGCCTCTGTTCCAGTCAAGTTTGTATTAGTTCCGCCAATAGTTACGTTGCTACCTGCCGCCGGTGTCAGTGTGATAGCACCTGATGTTGCCGAAAGGGTGTTGCCATCCATTCTCAAGTTGTCAACGTTCAGCTGTCCTGTTGTGGTCTGTACACCTGTTGCCGTGATAGGTCCTGTCAGTACGATAGCACCTGTACCAGCTGGATCAACAACGAAGTCACCATTTGAATCTGTTGTTATTGTACCATCTGCCAGGATGTTCAAGTCACCTATTGCTGTTGCTCCGTTTATTACGACTGCACCATTGAATGTTGCTGTACCACTTGCTGTAACTGCCGCTGTTGTAAGTGTTCCACTTACATCCATGGTTCCATTTACATCTATTGCCGTGGCTGTAAGATCAATTTCGTCTGTAGCACCAAGTCCTAAAACTGTTGCACTGATACCTTGTACGAATTGAGATGCATCATTGAAGCATAGTTTGTTTGTTGAATTTAAAGTTAATCCTGTGCCATCTGTGTGAGTCAAACTTGTGTCTGAGTCTGCACCGAAAGTTATCACTGCACTGTCTGATATCAGGTTAACGTCATCTGTCACAGTCACGTCACTACTGAAAATTGGAGTTGCAGTGAAAGTCGCAACACCTGTGATCAAAGCAGTCCCAGAAACATCTAGGTTACCGTTTAGGTCAACGAGTGTAGTTGCTATTTGTACTTCTGTGTCTGCCGCGATATCTAGTTGACCATCAGCTGATGAGCTGATTGAAAGTGCTGAATCCCTGAAAGTCAGTGTCGGGGCACCGCCACCTGTCTCTGTAAGTAGTAATCCTTCATCATGAACATGGGTAAGTTGAATCTCTGAGTTGGCACCAAATGATACAGTTGCACCATCTGATAACATAGAAAGATCATCGCTTAACGTTATATCAGAACTGAAAACCGGAGTTGCAGTAAAAGTAGCAACACCTGTTACAGCTAATGTGCTTGATAAAGTTGCCGCACCTGACACATTCACAGTACCGTCAACTACTAATGCTTCATTAATGTTAACTGAACTTGAATCATCTGAGCTCAGGGTTGTACCTTGGATTCTAAGGGCTGAAGCAAGTACTCCGCCTGTACCGTTTGGTAATAATATGATGTCCTCGTTTGATCTTGCTGATGTAATTCTTCTTCCGTTGACGTCTAGATCTCCACCCAGTTGGGGAGTTGCGTCTTCTACTAGATCATTGGCCTCGGCCGTTGTACCGTATAACTCGTCAAAGTTATCGTTGATCTTGTCAAATGCTGTTCTTAATGGATCACCTGTACCGTCGTTTGCACTAGATCCTATGCCGATTGATTGTTTAGCCATGTCTTAATTCTCCGTTAAATTTTTATTATGTATTTATTTATGGAATATTCTAAGAACCTAACGTAAAATTACAGATCGAATGTTATTCTTTGGAACTTGAATACACAGCTGTCATTTGATGTGTTAGTAACCAATACCCTCACATTTCCGCTGTTGACATCGGCTGAGAGTGCTGTAAGTGGTCCTGTGTGATCTGTTGTTGATCCAAAAACTGATATGTACGCATCGGTACCGTCGTGTGTGACATTGGCTTCCACTACCTCGAACCTACTGTTGGTTGCATCAGCGATTTGAATGAAGTACTTGGCACTCCTGTATGTGTTGATGGCAAATGTGTTCATCACACTTGTAGTTGAAGTGGCCACAGTTGTTGTGGCATCCACTAGGTCTGAATTGTTCAAGGTAGCACCAGCAGTGGCAAATGCAAGTGTACCTGCTCCATCCGTCTTGATGAACTGGTTCGCACTTCCATCTGACGTTGGAAAAGTGAATCCACTTACCGTCACACTACCTGTGCCGTTACCTGTCAGCTCGAGGTTGGCGTTTGATGAATTTGTCTTTACTGTGTTGTCGTCTATTGTTACTCCTTCTAGTGTCAGTGCTTGGGTAACTGTCAGTGTGGTAAAAGTACCAGCCGCGGCAGTCGACCCACCAATCACAGTTCCGTCAATGTTTCCAGCATTGATGTCAGCTTTGGATATTGCAACCTGTCCTGTACCAGATGGAGATATTACCAAATTTGAATTTGATTGCGTCGTAGTGATCTCATTGTCAGTGATGTTTATGTTGTCATCTATAGTTAAACTTTCAATAATTACAGCACCTGTTCCGCCTGGTGTGATACGTATGTCTGCATTTGAGCTAGAAGAGATTGTGTTATCATTTATGTTTAAATTATCAACTGTTACTCCTCCGCCAGCGAATGTCATTGCACCTGTAACTGTCAATGCTCCTAGTGTAGACAACCCGTCCACAGTTAGTGTACCTGTTGTAGTCAAGTTCTCATTGCCAAAACTAATTGCACCCGATGAATCTGTTATTGATCCACCCGCCATGGTCAGTGTGCCAGCGACCACCGTTCCTGTTGTTGTAAGATTCTCGTTTCCGAAACTTATGGCACCCGATGAATCTGTTATTGATCCATTTGCCAGTGTAAGATTACCTATTGTTGACCCTGTTCCACTGTTTATTGTACCTGTTGATGACAAGTTCTCGTTTCCAAAACTGATAGATCCACTTGAATCTATTATGGATCCACTTGACAGTGTCACATTGCCAACAGTCAGTGTACCTGTGGTTGTCAGAGCCTCATTGCCAAAACTTATAGCACCCGATGAATCTGTGATCGAACCGTTTGCCAGTGTAAGGTTACCTATCGTGGAACCCGTTCCACTGTTGATTGTACCAGTTGATGTCAAATTCTCGTTGCCGAAACTGATCGCTCCTGAAGAATCGGTGATTGATCCACCTGCCATTGTTAAAGTGCCAGCGGTCATTGTACCTGTGGTTGTTAACGCCTCATTGCCAAAGCTGATCGCTCCTGATGAATCTGTTATTGATCCATTGGCCAGTGTTATGTTACCAATAGTTGATCCTGTTGCACTGTTGATTGTACCTGTTGATGTCAAGTTCTCATTGCCAAAACTAATTGCACCTGACGAATCTATTATGGATCCACTTGACAGTGTCACATTTCCAACAACTAGTGTACCTGTTGTTGTAAGATTCTCGTTTCCGAAACTTATGGCACCTGATGAATCTGTTATTGATCCATTTGCCAGTGTTAGATTACCTATTGTTGATCCAGTTGCTCCAGCAATAGTTCCTGTTGTTGACAGATTTTCATCTCCAAAACTTATTGCTCCTGTTGAGTCAGTGATCGAACCGTTTGCCACGGTAATTGTTCCAAAAACTGAACCAGTCGCGGCCGTTATAGTTCCTGTTGTGCTTATATTCTCATTGCCGAAACTTATGGCACCCGATGAATCAGTGATTGATCCATTTGCCAATGTAAGATTACCTATCGTGGATCCTGTGCCTGCTGAAATGGCTCCTGTAAATGATAATGCCCCTGATAAACTCAACGTACCGTCGACAATAAGTCCTTCGTTGATGTTTATTGCAGTTGAATCTGTTGAACTTAGAGTGGTTCCTGCTATTTGTATAGCACCAAATACCACTGAGCCCGTGCCTGCAGGCAGTAAGTTTATGTCTTCGTTTGATCTTGTACCTTCGATATTGTTACCGTTAATTCTCAGTGCTGGGAAATTAACAGAACCCGAACCTGCCGGTTTGAATATTAGATCATCGTTTGTCCTGGTTGCTCTTATTTCGTTTCCTACTACTGATATAGTTGTAAGATCGAAACCCGGTGATGAATAAATTTCAGTGAAGTTGGTATTCACCTTGATCATTGCATCTCGTAACGTATCTCCCGTTCCGTCGTTTGCGTTGCTACCTACATTTAAAACTAACTGTGTCATATTCTATAATTCTATTAATCTCCTCACAACCGTGATTTCGTGCGTGTTACTACTACTTATCTGTCCTCTTAACCTTACGTTGTCACCGTCTATATCTGCTGTAATTGTCGCCAGGTCAGTATTGGAGCTACTTGTCCTACCAAAAACGGACACATATGGTGTTGTGCCGTCGTGTGTGACTCTAACATCAAGAGCCTCGTAATTACCCAAAGTTCCGGAGTTGGCATCTGATATAGACACATTGTAGAAAGCACCCCTGTGTGTGGTCTTGTCGAACGTGTCCAGTGTCGCAATATTTAATGGATTACCAGGACCCCGATCCATATGGACTTGCCAAGCTGTAATGGTTCCTTGAGCTCTACTGTCTACTAATTGTGCTCTAACGTCCACGTTGTTGCCGTCTACGACCGTGTCCCAGGTGACTAGATCTGTAGTTGCTGAATCTGTGTTTATTCCAAACTGTAGGTTATAAGCATCGGTACCGTCGGTCACTACCATCAATTCGTCTATCTGTGCCTTGGCATCTGCCTGGTTAGTGACTGCCACGTACAGGGCACCCTGTGTGTTAGCGTGTGCGAATGAATCAATTTCCGTGTACTGTGTTCCGGATGGTTTGGTAAACGATATCTTGTATGCATTGACTGTTGTTGACCCGCCCGACGTTGATGATGCCTGTAATGTTGTTGTTGTGCTTGAGTGAGAAGCTGTTAACTCCAGCTGGGCCGTGCCTTTGGTACTGACCTGTAGACCTTCTGACACTGATGCTTCCGTGCCGTCACTGATCACAGTGGCCTCCATGATACTCTTGCCGTCACTGGCCGATCCTATTATGATGTAGTGTGCCCCGGCATGTGTGTTGGTGCTGAAAGTGTCTATGGTTGTGGCCGAACTGGAGACTGTCACTGCCGAGATCACATCAACACTGTTACGTGGAGTTGCCGCGGACTGGTCATCCGCTAAACGAATTTTATAAAATTTTATTGTGGTGTTGGCCACCAACGGAGTGGCTGTGATCACAACATCGTCTCCTGATATGTCGGCCGTTATTGTGAATAGTCTGCTGTGTGAAAATACTTCATTGGATACTGTTATATAAGCAGTGGTACCATCATGCACCACCATGGCCTCTGAGTTCATGGTGCCGCTATTCGCGGTGCTGGTTGCACTCATGTAATACTTGGCTCCCCTGTAATCTGCATGAACAAAAGTGTCCATTGTTGCAGTAACAACAGCCGGTGCTTTCATGATCATTCTGTAGGCATTGACTAGAGTCGAACCACCTGACGTTGATAGTGCATTTAGCACAACAGAGTTTGATCCGTCATGCGTTGCTGTGAATGACAGCATGTCTGTGCCCTTGGTTGAAACATTTGGTCCTTGTGAGACAAAAACACCTGTGCCATCAGTAATAACTGTAAGCTCACAAACAAATTTTTCATTGGCACCATTTTGTCCTGACACTATGTAGTGTGCGGCATCTGTGGCAGTGTCTTCGAATGTGTCTATCTGTGTTGCACTACTTGATACCGTGACATTGGCAATAGTTTTTGTGTTGGTGCCTGTTTCCGCGCCTTCTGTGTCTCCTAGTAAAATCCTGTAAACTGTCACCCTTGTGCCACCACCTGCTGTGGCAGTACCCCTCAGCCTAACATTGTTGCTGTCTATGTCTGCAGTGAATGTTACCAGAGAATTGTTGCCTGAGAAGTGTTCATTGTAAGTCGTGATGTAAGCATTGGTGTTGTCGTGTGTCACCAAGGCCTCCATGTTTGACATTTCACCTGTCTGCATATTGTTGATAGAGATGTAATACTTGGCCGCCGTGTTGGCACCTGCGGCAAAAGTGTCCACGTTGGCTAGTGTGCTGGACAGTATTGCCTTGTTGATAGATATCTCGTCCGTTTCGTTGTTTGTGTATCCTGTTGAATCGTCATCACCGAGACCAATTCTGTAATATGCCAAGGTGTTACTCGGGCCTACGGATGAGCCATCACCGTCAGTGACCCTCAATCTAACTTTTGATGTGCTGTCTCCTGCGGACACTAGGTCGGCATCAAACGTTGGGTGTGTGTCACCTACATCTGTACGGTTGACCGATGACGACGTTAGAAATGCATCTTGTAGATTGTGCATAATAGAAAGTTTCTGTGTCTCAAAACTGCCATTGGCAAGATCACGTGTGATTACGTGGTACCAAGCACTGTCAAAAATTCCTGCCGTGAATTCTGCTCCTGTCCTTGTTGCCGCCAGTGCGCCTTGTGTTGTACCACTGGCTGTGACATGATCTATTGTTGTTTCACTATTACCGGCAAGTATCACGCCACCTTCACTCTCAACAGCTCCTGTAGATGAATCAGATGTGTTATCCCCCAGGCCTATCCTGTAGGCGTTCGCGAAATTTGATATTGTGGTTGATCCATCGCTGATCCCGGTTAGTTTCAGTTGTATGTTGCCATCGTCAACCCCTACGTCGGCGGTGACACAGTCAAACTCTTCACTCCTGACCACACTACTGTCTGTGATGAATGCTTCTATACTGCTGTCGTCACTGGTTCCTTGTAGAACCGAATACTTGTGGAATGCTAGTCTGCCACTGGTCATGTCCTTGACCAATGTGAGATACCATGCACTGTCTAATGCCGAAGAGGCCCATTCATCCAGTATCTCTGCGGTCTCAAACCCCTGTCTTGATGATACCGTTGTGATATTAGCATCTAGCTCGGTAGTAGTCAGCTGTCCGATGGCAGTGGATCCCACGATAGCAATAGGTGTACCTGACCTTGCTGATTCTGTATCTGATAGCAGTACCCTATACATTGTGACCCTGCACGTTCCTGCTGTACCGTTGGCACCTCTCAGTCTGACGTTGCCACCACTTATGTCCGCAGTGAACGTGGCCAGAGGTGTTGATTCTGCGTTTGTGATTATGGTGTTGTATTCTGTTATGAAGGCATTGGTATCGTTGTGTACCACTAATAACTCTGTTGATGAAACTTCGTTCGTCGTGGTGTTGTTGATAGACACAAAATATTTGGCACCCCTGTAATCATCAACGTCCCATGTGTCAAGGTTGGCCACAGCTGAATCTAGGTCTGCTACCAACAAAGTCTGTTGCTGTGTAAACGTAGTGCTTCCAGCCTGTGCGCCTGAGGAGTCATTATCACCAAGCCCTATCCTGAAAAAGTGCAGTGTGTTGATCGTTGATGTCGTGGATCCGTCTTGAAGTGTACCACCTTGTCCTAAAAGTCTAACTTTACCACTGGAATCCCTTATGTCAGAAGATAGTGTCACTGCTTCATCATTGGAGGTCCTTACAATCTGGCTCGAACCAGAGAACGCATCAAAGGTAGACCCATCGTCTGTACCCTGTGCAATTATATGCTTCTGCATCTGGAACTCTATGGCACTGTCTGCCCCTTCTAATCTGCTCAATGCTATGTACCATGCACTGTCGTATTTTGCCTGATCGAAGTCATTGATCATGCTTTGGTCCGCTGTGATCGATTCGTTCTCACCTGTTGATAGGTTGGCGTCTAGCACAATCTCAGTGGTGTTACCAATGGTGTTTCTTGCGTCTTGGATAGTAGATTCACTGAATGAAATAGAAACACCGACGAATGTTAGGTTTCCGCTTCCATCTGTCTGTAGGAACTGACCAGTTTGTCCGTCTGCATTGGGCAGAGCAAGACCGTTTATTACAACATTTCCTGAACCGTTGGCCTCGAACTCTAGATTATCATTTGATCTGCTAGTTGATATGGTGTTACCAGAGAAAGTAATTTTAGTAGGAATCACTAATGTAGAGAAGTTCAACGGATCGAAATTTCCCGCGGCTGGTTCATTGGCGCCAATGATCACGTTGTCTATGGTACCACCATCAAGATCTATATTGCTGATTTGTACCAGTCCTGAGCTACTTCCCGACAGCACAAAGTCTGAGTTTGAATTTGTAACCTTGATCACATTGTCGGTAAAACTCATTGATGAATCTATGGTCAGGTTAGCCACATTGACCACACCTGTGCCTCCAGGACTAAGCCTTATATCCGCATTTGAGCTGGATGAAATTATGTTGTCGTTGAATGTAAGATTATCCACCGTTATGGAATCCGCAAACGATGTCTCACCCGATACTGATATTGAACCAAACGTGGACAAACCGTCCACATTGAGTGTTCCTGTTGTACTCAAGTTCTCATTGACAAAAGTGAATGCACCTGTTGAGTCTGTTATAGATCCACTACCAGCTGTCAATGTGCTGTCGATAGCCATAGACGATGCTGACGTTGACAAGTTCTCATTGCCAAAGTCTATGGTTCCCGATGAGTCTGTGATCGATCCATTGGCAAATGTTAGGTTACCTATTGTGGAACCTGTGGCCCTTACAATCGTACCCGTGGTAGTTACATTCTCGTTGCCAAAACTGATCGCTCCCGTGGAGTCTGTTATGGATCCATTGGCCACTGTCAGTGTGCTGTTTATTGCTATTGACGTGGCTGTTGTGGCCAAGTTCTCGTTTCCAAAACTGATTGCACCTGATGAATCTGTGATCGAACCATTGGCAAATGTAAGGTTACCTATGGTAGATCCTGATGCCCTGACTATTGTTCCGGTTGTTGTCAAGTTCTCATTGACAAAGGTGAACGCACCTGTTGAGTCTGTTATAGATCCACTGCCCACGGTTAATGTACTGTTGATAGCCATGGATGTTGATGTTGACAAGTTTTCGTTATCAAAGCTGATCGCTCCCGATGAGTCTGTGATCGATCCATTTGCCAGTGTAAGGTTACCTATTACCGAACCTGTGGCCCTTGCTATGGTTCCTGATGTTGTAACGTTCTCGTTGCCAAAACTGATTGCTCCCGTGGAGTCTGTTATGGATCCATTGGCCACTGTCAGTGTGCTGTTTATTGCTATTGACGTGGCTGTTGTGGTCAAGTTCTCATTTCCAAAACTGATAGATCCACTTGAGTCTGTGATTGATCCGTTTGCCAGCGTAAGGTTACCGAATGTTGATCCTGTGCCTCCAGAAATAGTTCCTGTTGTTGAAATGTTTTCATTGCCGAAGCTTATGGCACCTGATGAGTCTGTGATTGATCCATCATCGAGCAAAATATTACCTGCGGCAAGACACGGTCCCGATTGAAAAGTACCCGTCGTTGTCAAATTCTCGTTTCCGAAACTTATCGCACCTGAAGAGGATGTTATAGATCCATTCGCGAATGTTAAATCGCCAAATGTTGTTCCTGTTATAAATGTCTGTGCACCACTGAATGCGAATGTACCACCAAAGGTACCGGATCCATCCACGATCACATTCTCGTTAATGTTTACACTCGTCGAATCATCTGAACTTATGGTTGTTCCACCAAACCCTAGTCCTGCTATGATCACTCGTCCTGAGCCATTGGCCGATATCCTCAGATCATCGTTGGTGTTGATCGCTTCTATGTTGTTGTCGTTGAACCTGATGCCCGGGAACAGTATCGATCCTGTGCCGCTGGGATGAACATCTATGTCTGCATTTGATTGCCTTGCAGTGATGTTATTGCCGAAGAATTTGATGTCTGCCTTAACCGGTGTAAGATTGAAGAAATCCTCGAAGTTATTGTTGATCTTGTTACCGGACTCGTATAACGAATCACCGTTACCGTCATCCGCATTTACACCTACATTTATTACTTCTTGTGTCATATTAGCAATATTTAGTGGAAAACATTATTGCGTGTTGTGGCTATTAACCTACGCTTACTTTGAGATCTGTACCGTCACGGAACAACTGACCCGCGTTGCTAGGGTCACTAGTGGGCAAGTTTGCCATCAAGACCACAGCAGGTATCATTTCAACTGCTCCTGTACCAGAAGCATCAATTACAAGGTTATCGTTGGACTGATTCGTAGTAATTTTGTTATCGGCTACTGTGACTGCACCCAGCACGATATCACCAGTACCATTGGCAGTGATTGTTACATCAGCGTTGGTTGTGATACTTGAGATTGTAGAATTTGTTATCGTTAAATTGTCTATCTCTATGGCACCAGCACCGTTTGCCTGAAGTTTCAAGTCTCCATTGGTCACGGAAGTCGTTATCAATCCTGTAGATCCATCGCCGATCAACGAATATACTTCATCGAAGTTCGTATTGACTTTCGTCATCGCGGTACGTAAAGTATCGCCTGTTGCCGGATTTCCCAGTGTTCCTGTGTCTATGTTAAGTTTTGCCATAATGTGTTGTACATATTTATTAAATACTAATATGTTCATAGAAACACTCAGGACCATGAGACTGTACGAACGCAAGAGTAAATTGGGGGTTTATCATACCTTCCACAGGAAAAACACCGTATACGTATTCAAGTGTGACTCATGCAGTGTTACTTTCTTGCGACCCAAGTCTCATGTAGATCCAGACAGGGCATCAAACGATTACAAACACGTTTGTTCCTACTGTGATACTAAAAAATACGCACAAAAAGTTGGTGTTAAAATGAGGAAAATATACCAGCTGGACGCCAGTTCCACTACGAAGACTTTATAGTTTCATCCAGGTTATATCATCACGTCGGCCGTCTACCCATCTGCGTAGGTCAGCATATATGCCGGTCCTTATGTTGGGCTGGTCGAAGTACCATCTCAGGAATGTGTTGCCCTCGATGTATTCCTTGCGATTGATGAAATGGAAATTGGTATTGGGGTGTTTCCTTACGATCTGTCTCAGCTGGAACATCCACTCATACTTGAGATATGCCTTCATGCTCATCCTATCTGGGTAGTTTATGGTGTTCTTGTACATGTTGTTCTGCTGTCTGCTGGGAGAGTCCATCTCCCACTGTCGGGCACCCATTATGTCAAATGCCAGAATAACAACATTCTGTATTCCCGACTCGGCCGCCATCAGCACTGCACTCATGCCCGATCCCCTCGACATTGACAAGTCCATGGTTCTTATGCCATTGCCTTTTTTGATGTCACCACCACGCCACATCCTGTACAGTTTGAGATTGTTGGGTGTATCTGTTTCTTTATCTCCGTCACATATGTAGTTCCATGCACTGATATCTTCGGGTCCGTGTATCTTTAAATTTGGTCTGTTCTGGTCATGCCATGCTTTCAGTTCGTCATACATGGGAGGATTCACTGCAACTATGTGGTCACACAGTTCCGGGTTGTCTCTGTATATGGCGTTGCACCCGTATATCGTGCCCTTGCCTTTCAGGTCCTGTATTGGGAAAATTGGTCTGCTCTCACCGTTGCCTATTACGAATGCGGTGTCCATCAAACCCCGAATGATTCTCCACAGCCACAAGATGCTGTTGAATTGGGATTGGAAATTTCAAACTGTGAACCAAATGTTTCTTCAACAAAGTCGATCTTTGTTCCTATGACATACATCATGGAAGTCTCATCTACAACAAATCTACCTGTGTGCCAGTCTTCTATGTGATCGCCACTACCCACTGATTCTTTTGTGTCTGCGAAACCCCAGTCGTATTTGAATCCTGCACAACCGCCACCCAGCACTGCCAGGCTCACTGCGTACTTGTCTGAATTCTTCTCAAGTAATTTTTCTATTTGGTTCTTCGCTTCTTCTGTTATTTCAAATGGTCTCATACTGTTAATTACCTACTTTTGTTGCCCATGTTTGCTATTCCCACTGCCAGGAAGAATGCTGTGGCTTCTTTGTTGTCTTCGAAACTCATGTAACTGTTCTGTTCCTCCCAGTTATGACGCATAGGGTCATAGAGGTCTGTCTGTTTAAACCACCAACCCCATTTACTCTTGCAATGAGTCTGACACCACTCGATGCACTCGGCCATGATACCGTTTGAGTTCATGTCAACATCGTACTGGAATCTACATTCATATCCGCAGTCGTTGGGTATGTCAGTCAGAGAACCGTTCATGGACTTGACTGCTACTTTACCGTACTTTTTATTACCAGGTTGTTGCATGTTCTAAACTCCATTTTTTTGCGGAACATTTTCCCCCGCATTCCTTGACCGCTGACATGTCTTTAAAAAATTCTGACCACTTTTGATCATCCAACACTGTTGTCAATGTGTTATCAAAATCGATATAATCAAAAATATCCTTGTTATGTTCGTATCTTAATCCCGTCCAGCAACAAGGTTTGAATTTGCCTTTGGCGTTGATATAAAGTCCTTTGTTTCCGATCATGCATAAAGGAATGATTGATTTTTGTTCCGTATCCACATTATAAAACTTTTTAGTGAAAATATCAAGGCAGTTGTCTGTCCATTTCTTTTCAGAGAGTGGCGTTGCAGTCCTAGTAAATCTACCAGTGGCGATATATCTATCGCTGGGTTGCAATGGATCGTTTATGGGATAACTTGGATAATTTTTATTGAACTTGGTACTTAACGTCAATTGAAAACTGTCAAAGTTCAACTGTTTTGCAGTGTCCCTCATATGATCTATCTTGTCCTCATTAAATTTAAATGCTATGGCGGCCCAAGTTTTAAATGCTTTTGTATTCTTAAGGGTGTCAACTCCTAACATGATAGATTTCCAATCACAGTTCACTCTGTAGATGTTGTTTGATTCTTGATCCCATCCATCTAGTGAAAAATGTATATGATCCTTGTCATTTAACACAGTTCCAAGTTCTTCCCACCACACTTTTGTCTTGTATGAGCCGTTAGTGACAATCACAAACTGTACAGTACTATTGTTTTCCCTGAACCAAGCGAGAATTTTCAGCAGGTCCTTTGCGTATATTGGATCCCCGTCATCTCCGCAAAACGTCAGTTTCCTGACATCAGTTAACAGCTTGCCGGTGAAGTTTTCTTTGAACCATCCCAAAGAAAGATCTCTATTTGTTAGTCCTTCTGGAACTTCTTGTCTGCTACATCTTGGACATTTAAGACTACACTTTGAACAAGGCTCTATGTGCCAGTGTTCGAGAGGCCAGTTGTAGTTGTTTTCAAATGTCATTTCCAATTGTCCACTACCCATTCGTCACTACACTCCATAGGATTGGGTGAACCGTGGAAAACCGCCACCCTGTTCTCACTTATTACTGTTGGAGGTTTACGGAAGTACCACTTGCCGGACTTGTCTCTTAACTTTGTGTCCTTGAATCCCACCATCTCCCACTTGTATGAACGGATCCAGTCATCGGGCCAATGTGTTATCTGTTCCTTGCCGGCCTTCATTATCCAGTCCTGGTCTCCCCAGTTCTGTTTCATTATCCTGGCATGGTCTTTCACAAAGTCGGTGTAAAGGTGGTTCATGGTTCCTGCCTCCCAACGCATACAGCTGGAGTTACTCTGTTTCCAGTCTTTGATCCTGCACCTGTTGAAGTCCCTTATTATCATGAAACGACCCGGGTTGTGTGTGAACAAGTTATCTATGTTGTTAAAAATTACGACGTCTAAATCAAAGAAAAGTATGTTACCCTTCAGTGGCATGTCTGGACTGAACATCCACAACTTGCTCCACCATGTCTTGATCCATGGTTCGTTTGGGAACATTATTGTTTTGATGTTAGGATCCAATCCTGTTTTGTCGTCTGTGATGCAGTGAAATTCAAAAGGTACTGTTGTGTGCTTCTTGATCATGTTGTACAGCACATTCGCATAATTCGAAGGATATTTGACCCCCCACTTAACGCATACTACGTGATTCATAACCTGCCCTCAAATTTTCAATTTGTAATTGTTGCCAATCTTCGCTATCTAATGTGTATGGATATTCACACTCGATGGTCCTGTTTGACATTGCCTTGATGTTAGTTATATTTAAATTTTTCGTCATGGTGTCATATATTTCTTTGAACGTTGCATCTGTGCCAAACGTTCTTTGAATGTCTACTTGACCAATTTTGATGTAGCCCAGTGACAACTTAGGATCTTCCCAGTCGTAGCCGTTTTCTTTTAGCCATGCACGATACTCTTCCATCTCCTGTTTTTTAAAATCGTGTGTCTGTTCTGTTATTGTCTGACCCCACTCTATGTCAAACTCTCCTGAGTAATATTTCTGGTGGTTAATCTCTGAACACAGTGCATCTGTCATATTGGGTGCATGTTCGTCCCTGAACACTTCGTACAAGGTCTTGCCCACCTGTGACCAGTGCAGGTAAACACCGCCAAGCTCTCTGTCATACCTGTTCTGCTTGAACAGTTGAAAATCTTCCTCGTGTAGATCATGTCTTGGTGCATTTAGGAATGTCGTTATCTGTGAGGGCCTGATCCAGTCCGGATCAATTATGCTCTTCCTGTAAGAAATTACCCAACTTTCTATCTCATGGCATAGGTTGTTCAGCTGTCTTATCGCATACTTGGTTTCTGTATCGGCTTGTTTGTAGTATTCTGATGTTTGCCATGCTGTGCCTTGCAATTCCTCAAAGTATCTGTGTAGTAGATTACAGGCCTCATGTTTCAATCTCAGACCTGGTGTTTCCTCTTCGGGGCCTAGGCTAATTTTCAACTTTGCCGAATATTGGAAGTCGTCTGCAACAAAAGGATGTATTTTTTCGTAAGGTTTATCAAACGTGAATGAGTTGATTTGTTCAACAGATTTGTTTAGTTCTCTAACTAGATAATGTAAATCTCTGTTTGAATCAGCAAAACCCAAGAAGCAGAAGTTTTTCTCCAACACTCTCTTTTGTTTGAGATTGTCCTTCAGTGCTTCTGTCCATCTATGTCCCAGGGGTGTGTCGTAGGTCTGTATGTAGTAGGCCCTATCGTTGAGGCCTACTCGTATAAGTTCAAATAGGAATTTATCCTCTAGAGTAGATGGCACTGTTTGCTCCGTGTTCCATGCATTCCACACTTTCAACCCAGCATCTTCCATCAGTCTTGACAGTTATTAGATTGTCTGCGAATCTAAAACAGTGCTCGGCAAATTTTTCTGCACCAACACCATCAAACATTCTTATCTCTGCAAGATCCAACTTCTCAAGTTCCTTGAACTTCTCGAGATGTGGGTCGTTCATGTCCAGTGCAAGTTTGTGATCAAAATGATCCACCAGCCATGCCTTCAACGGTTTAAGCCCGCCAAAGTCCACCGCCCAGTTCTTGTTGTCAAGATCCTTGCAACCAAATGTGAATTTGAATGCCAGCGAGTATCCGTGTAGCAGATGGCAGTGTGAGTGATCCGCGTTGGGTTGTCTGAACACACAGGCCAGGCCTGTGTTGTGTCCGTATGTTTTAGTTGATTGATAAGTCATCGTTTCTCCTGTTATTGATGACTTGCAGAGTGTTTATAGAGGGATGAAAGCCGTTAAGTCCTCTCATTAGTTCAAATCTTTAAAATCTTTTTTTACATCCTCAAGATCAAATCCTAATTCTTCCGATTTCTTTCTTAGTGTGTCAGTGAGCTCGTTTGGTATATTTAACTCGCCGTCTATGATGCTCTTTAGAAAATGTATCAACACAGTAAATTCGGGTCTCTGTGATACTGTTTCCGGATCTATGCCTTTCTTTTCCATGACATGTAGCATGGCCTCGGTCACATCGATAAGCGTCTCTATGCTGTTGCTGTGTTTCCCGAAGTGTGACATTATACGATGATCTTTGGTTTCTCAGGTGTCTTAATTGTCTGGAATACTCTTTTGTACTCCTCAGATATCTTGTCATTGATAACTGATATACACTGTACCTTGTCTTTTGCTATTGATATTTCTTTTTCTTGATCAGCGGTTGAGAAGAATGTGCCAAAAGCAAGCCCTTGTGGACCTTGCATCAGCGTCAATGCTTTCTTTAATTCAAGAGTTGTCTCGGTTTGTGATTGCAGAGTGGAGATCACCTCTTCACCATGCATTAATTTTAGAGTGATAAGATCTCCATCTTTATATTTTTCAAACATATCACTATTATAAACTATCCTATCAGTTTGTCAATGTATTTCTTCAATTCCTTGTCCTGCACATTAGGTGGAATATGATTAAAGAAAAATATTTGGTAACTGTCCGACCCGTACTTGCCTATACCATGCAGATCACTGGCCTCCTTGCCATCCCAGTCCAGGTACTGTTCGGTCATCTTTCTTATTCTTTTTGATCTCACTTCCCACATGCCCAACGGTTTAAGCATACGTTGTTGTGTCGCCAGTCTGCCCCTTAGGTATGCTTTGGGGGTAGGATACCTTGCAAAAAGTTTTGGTAATATTATCTTGACGTGTTTCCTGTAAGTGAGATTCAAGCACATCACCCCCACCATGTGTTTCCATTTCTTGTGTGGAGCCCGTATCTGCTGTTGCACCATCAGGTCGTCAACCATTGTCTTGATCATGCTACAATTATATGTGTGATTTTTATTTTGTCAACTGCTTGTTGATCCACTTGGCAAGGCCTTGGTAGGTGTCCTGGAAAACATTCTTGTTGGCCTTCCACTCTTCAGGCATCTTCCAGCCCTCCTCATTTACCACAATCCACCTACAATCTGAGTTTTCAAACAGCTTGTTGAATTGGTGTATCCAGTAACTGGGATCAACTGGTCTCTTGATGTATGTGTAGCCTGTACTGCCCTTGTAGATGTTGTTGACACCATCAGGTCCTTTGTGATCGCCTATCCCCCAAAGATCCATGCCTACCAGGAATATTGCCTTGGGTTTGAAACTCATGCCAACCAGTGCGGCGAATTGTCCTGTACCCCAATGGAATGGTTCGTCCTGTCTCTTGTCTCCTTGGTATGGTAAGTCAGGCACACACTTGACATTGGGCCAAAATGCGAACTGTTTGTACCATCTGTCTCTGGTGTATATCGTTGTGTTTTTACCAACTGTGTTGGCGGCCTCCTGGCACATATGACGATCACATGCAACAACATATTCTAGGTTATGATCTCGGAACAGTGCGTTGCACCCCACCATGGTGGTGACGCTTTTCAAGGGAGTTATGTCAAATCCCCTCCTGCTCTCTCCATTGCCTATCACACTCACAAATTTGGTCATAATATCCTTTAAACACCCCTTTAGACTGCATTAGAGCGACGTATACGCATGGTAAAAGCACTCCTGGAGTAGTTGTATATCCTATTTATTGCCCATGATCAGATGCCACACGATCTTGTAGTGTTTCCATGCTTTACCAAGTGCAGGATATTTCCTCCTCATCTTGACGGCCTCTTCGTCTACCATCTCCCACTCGTCTCTGAATGTTTCCATATCTTTTGCATATGTTGTCTGTGACACCATTCTTCCACGGGTACCGTCTTTCTTCTGTACATAAACGGTCTCACCACCATCTGGTGATGTGAATATCTCATTCCTATCTCTCTTTAATTTCTTTGTTTTTTTCATTTTAGTAGTAATGATTATGATCCGCATTTGGATGGGTGTATCTCATTCCACCAAGCTGTTCGGCATCTCCCTCGTGCCTGGGTATGAAATGTATGTGTGGCCACATGATTGTCTGTCCTGCACACAGTCCTATGTTCATGCCAACATTGAATCCTGATATTTTTCCTTCCTTTACTTTTTTATTTCCGTACTCGTAGGCTAGTCCGTATGACCGTCCGACATATTCTGGTGTATTCTTCTTTGGTATGAAAAGTGTGTGTCCCGGAGTGCAAGGATATTTGTCTCGGAATACTCCTGTGTATTCTGTTTCCATGAATGGTGTATCGTTGCCCATCCATGTGCTTTCCTCATAGTGATCTATAGTTTCATAGGCTTTCTTGAAGATAGGTTTTTTTGATTGCATTTGTTTTAATAATTCCTATCTTAATATTACTAGAATTTGGTCTGTGTAGCAACCTGATTTGTTCCCAACGTTTGGTTTTTACCACAGACGGATTGTGTTCGTGGATATTCAATAGGTTCACTAATGCCTTCCTCACCTTTTCAGCACCACCGTGCTTCTTACAAGTATCAGACCTACCAACTTCTACTATTGTGTCATTGATTTTTATCTTGTACACACAGGGTAAACGTATCCACTTGGTTGCAGGATTTTTGCTGTGTTGGATCTTGTATTTTTCTATGGTGTATAGAT